TCCCGATTAGGATTTCGCTGGACTTTTCCGGTTTCTAAAACGGTTTATGAAGCTAGTTAATAACTGCGCCGAGCTGCAAGTGTTTGCTCAGGCCAAACGTTCTTTGTCGGATGCAGATGCATCTCGGCTCTCAGATTTATTGAATCACCTTTTAATTTTTAGTATGAAAAGACAAAATCAGCCTTTATAATAATAACTCGCTAACGAAATGTAGCGCCAAGAAGAAAAGAAATTTTAGATAATTGGTTAGTTTCAGGGTAAGTAAGGACGCCGAATTTAGATTGTTTAAGAATAGAAAATCAACGCGTAACCTAACAAAAATCGACGGAGAAGACAACGTTAATCCCGGATCCAAAATCGAACTCAGAATGTATCCCAGCACCAGCTTCTCCAGATGGATAAAATGATGAGACCGAAGAATCAGAATGATGGTCCTGTCCATTAATCACTTTCTTCCTCACAGTGGCTCTCTTCCATTAACAATCCCTATTCTAAGGTTATGAGTCGAATGCCTTCGTCCAATCCAACTTAGTCTGGGGTTGTCTTCAATAAGCGCGCTAACATGTAGTTCCGCTGCACCGCCAATGATAACCAAGCTTTTGGCTGGTTTAATTTAAATTGTGCTACTAGGTCCTCGCTACCTAATAGGTTCGGCGGTTTGAACGGATTTCTTATATGTGGACGGGACAACGCAGATTTGAATCTTGCATTTTCAACGGGAAATACGTTGACTACCTCTAGTTCTTATAGTGCAGCTTCAACAACCAAGATGAGTAGTTCAATCTCGTGGTTTAATGGCAGCTATAATTTAGCTCCTCCCGACTTCACCCCTATCTGTGTCGATAACCAATATGTTCAAGTCGGATTCTATACTCTCCCGAATGATCTAGCTAACAGGTTGAGGTTAACTTCTGCATGTGTGACTATCTAGAACATTACTCCTGTTCTCAATAGGACTGGAACTTTCCAGTTGCTTACTTTGAGAAACAATGTCACTTTCGCAGAATCAGCTCCAATTTCTTCGTCAATTATAGGAGATAACCCACATTCTTCGGAAGTATTCAGTTTTTACGAATGTCCTTAATTCCATGTTAAGTACGTCCCATCTTCTCTATAGGATACCTTGTTTTATCCTCCTGTAGACGGACTTTATGGAGACACTCCTCAGGCTCAGACCGGGACTAGTCAGTTGATTATGTCCGGTGTTGCGAACCAGATCTTCAGGATTTCGTATATTTTTAACTATGAGTACATTCCGAACGGTATGTATACCAACCTCGTCGAGACTAAGATCACTCCTCCATTTGCGCCCAACCAATTTTATTAGCTAGCTAAAGATTATGCCAACTAATAACTTTCATCTAAAGAATTCATAACTTCTTTGTGATGACTCGTCTCTTCAGCTTTATATCCTTTTTAAGACGAGGGTTGCATTTTAATGTCATTGAGGCACATGTGACTAACAATTAGCTTGAGATTAAGCCCGGGTCCCTTCGCCGGTTATTTGGAAAGGAAAACGTGTCCTCTCGTGAGCACTGCCTTAGGCTGAAATCATGAGAACTGTCAGGTGAGACAGCGGGTTAAACCATCACCTAGTTTCTTCTAGTTTATATTAAAACCAGAGAGTTTGCATTTCTCCGATATGCACCGTTAGATCACCGGTTACTGATCCGTTTTTCGGCACAGCTCTCTGCCCTCAAACGTATACCAAGAGCGCGTTCATGCTCGTACGCACCATTACGAGCGCTTCCTTGATCCCTGCCTGGGGACTTTAATAATACAGGCACCCCTGGC